CGGCTAAGTACGCTGACAAAGGCCAGCTTGAGTTGATGGCGCTGGCTATCTTCAAGCACTACCCCGAAGTCACCAAGCTACATGCAGGGCTACTGTTCGTAATAGCGAAGAGCCTAGTCAAAGCCGAATACGAGATTGACCTGCAGCAACCTTTATGGAGCAAATGGTTGGCTAATTATGCTAGGATGGAGAAAGCATTCGAGGTGGATGTATGGAACCCGAAACCTTCGGGCCTATGCAAACGCTACTGCCAAGTGGTCGAGTGCCCCCATAACGGAGCAAACTGATGCCATATGTAAATAAACCTCGCCCGTACAAGAAAGAGTACGAGCAACAGAAAGCACGAGGCGAACACGAGAATCGCATGGAACGTCAACGTGCACGTCGTGCAATGGACAAGGCCGGTAAGGATGCCAACAAGAATGGCAAAGCCGACAAGCGTGAAGGTAAAGACATCGCGCACAAGAAAGCGTTGAGTAACGGCGGCAGCAATAAGGACGGAGTAACCGTTCAGAGCCGTAACAAGAACCGAGCAGCGGGTGGCGCTATGAGCAGCCCCAAGAAAAAACGGTAGTGAATCACTACCACGGAGAACAACATGGAAATTTTGCGGGATAAAGCAATAATGCTGCGGGTACGCAACCCAAAGCAAATCACAACAGCTATCCCCAATAGCAAGGAACTACCTATGAACAAGGTTTTAGTTAAGTGGGGACTGGACGAAGTCCTATCGCTGAAGTCGTTAAACATAACTGCACCGTCGCCGATCACGAAGCGATACCAATGGACGGGACAGTACAAGCCGTTCGAGCACCAGAAGGATACCGCGTCGTTCCTTACACTCAACAAGAAGTCCTTCTGCTTCAACGAGCAAGGTACGGGTAAGACTGCATCCTCTATATGGGCAGCGGACTACCTGATGAAAATCGGCAAAGTTAAACGGGTGCTGGTTGTATGCCCCCTGTCGATCATGGACAGCGCATGGCGCAACGACTTGTTCTCCTTTGCAATGCACCGCACGGTTGACGTTGCACACGGCGGCAAAGAGAAACGCAAGAAGATCATCAACTCTGGTGCTGAGTTCGTAATCATAAACTATGACGGTGTAGAAGTTGTCAAAGACGAGATTGCTGCAGGTGGGTTTGACCTGTTCATCGTCGATGAGGCTACACACTACAAGAACGCGCAGACTAAACGGTGGAAAACCCTCAACAAGCTAATCAAAGAAGATGATTGGTTATGGATGATGACGGGTACACCTGCTGCACAAAGCCCTGTCGATGCTTATGGCTTGGCTAAGTTGGTCAACCCGCTATCTGTCCCGAGGTTCTACGGGGCGTGGCGGGATATGGTGATGCACAAGGTTACGCAGTTCACCTACAAACCTAAAGAGACCGCCAAGGATACGGTGCACCACGTACTGCAGCCTGCAGTTAGGTTCACGAAGGAAGAGTGTCTTGACCTGCCTGACATGGTGTACACCAAACGCTTCGTCGAAATGACCGCACAGCAGAAGAAGTACTACAACACACTGAAGAAGCAGATGCTCATGCAGGTAGCTGGCGAATCCGTGACTTCCGCGAACGCTGCAATCAACATGAACAAGCTACTACAGATCAGCGCAGGGGCGGTATACACCGACGATGGGGACTCTATAGAGTTCGACATCAAGAACCGTTACCAAGCGTTGAAAGAGACTATCGACGAGAGCAGCCAGAAAGTTCTGGTGTTCGTGCCGTTCCGACACACTATCGACATGCTAACGCGGAAGCTACGAGCCGATGGTATTACTACCGAGGTTATACGGGGCGACGTATCTGCGTCTAACCGTACGGAGATATTCGAACGCTTCCAGAACGATCCCGACCCGAGGGTTCTAGTGATCCAGCCACAGTCTGCTGCACACGGCGTCACACTTACAGCAGCGAACACAATCGTGTGGTGGGGTCCAACCTCTTCTCTGGAGACGTACCTACAAGCCAACGCACGTATCCACCGTGCCGGACAGAAGCATAAATGTACGGTAATTCAAATAGCTGGCTCCGCTGCAGAAAAACGCATATACAAAATGCTGGACGATCGTATCAACATACACTCCGCTATGATAGATTTGTACAAAGAAATACTTGACTAACTATCATAAGTCACCATATAACAGTTATACAACGAGAAAACGGAGAATACATATGACTGTGTCAGTTGATAAGCTCGTCAGTACGTACGCCAAGATACGTGACAAGCGTTCGGAGTTAAGCGCCAAGTACAAAGAAGAAGAAGGCGCACTTCGGGAAAAGCAAGACAAGGTGAAACTAGCCTTGCTCGATTACTGCAAAGAGCATGAGGTTGACAGTGTCCGCACTGCATCAGGATTGTTCTATCGCACCGTTAAACAGCGTTACTGGACGAGCGACTGGGAATCTATGCACTCCTTTATCATGGAGCATGAGCTGCCTGAGTTTTTCGAGAAGCGTTTAAACCAAACCCATGTACGTCAGTACCTTGAGGAGAACCCTGACCAACTACCGGCAGGTCTCAATGTGGACTCTGAGTACACAATTTCTGTGAGGAAAAAATGACTAAGACTGAAACGCCATACGCTAATATCAACAAGGTGGCAGACTACTTTCGAGTGTCTGTATCCACCGTGCGCAAGTGGGTGCACTCGGGGCAAATCCCTGCTGACACCTACATTCGACTCGGCGAAGTCTACCGTTTTCGGCTAGATGACGTCGAAGCAGCCTTGACTGCTGCATCAAAAGAGGCGCAAGTAAGTACCTCTACAACAAAAAACGACGGAGAATAATATGTCAGATTTAGCATTGTTTGGGGAAGGTAATTCCCTAGTGAGCAGCGACTTGTTCAAATCACTACAAGAAGCAGACGATAACCTTTCCGGTGGCGGCGGTGGCGGTGGGTCAAACCGTATCAGTCTACGTGGTGGACGTTTTCGTGAGATGGTCAGTGGTGAGCAGGTCAACGTCAAAAGTGACGGCGTACTAGAAGTCATCGTAGTTAACGCAGCGAAGCTGTCCCGTACGTTCTACTCAGGTGCCTACGATCCTGAGAACCCTGCTCCACCCGCATGCTGGTCCCCTGATACACAGGCCCCTGCTAAGGAAGTACCTGCAGATACACGTCAAGCGTCTCGCTGCATGGATTGCCCACAGAACATTAAGGGTTCGGGTCAAGGCGAGAGCCGTGCATGCCGCTTCAACCAGCGCATCGCAGTTCTACTTCCGGGAAAACTAGACACTGTGTACCAGCTGCAGCTGCCAGCTACTTCTATCTTTGGCGAAGCCAAGGACGGCAAGATGGGCATGCAAGCGTACGCCAAGTATCTTAGAGCGCACAAGACGCCTTCTATCGCTGTGGTAACGCATATGTACTTTGACGAAAACAGCGACACACCGAAACTGTTCTTCAAGCCATCACGTCCGTTGACTGAGGAAGAACTACAGCAGGCTGTGTCTATGAAAGATAGCGATGACGCTATCAAAGCAATTACGTTGACTGTGTCCCAAACCGATAAGGTTTCAGTTAAGCGTGATGGTCCAGTTGCAGATGACGAGATTGATCTCGACGCTGTGCCTGAGCCTACGAAGGTCGCCAAGAAGAAAGAGGTTGCTGTTCCCTCTGCCGCCGAGGTTGATCTATCATCTATCGTGGACGATTGGGACGACTGAGGGGTCAGTCTTCTAACGTAAACGATAGGTAGTCGTGGCGGGTTTGTTACCCTTTCAGAGCCCGCCACGACATATTTTTGGGAGCAGCAGCAATGAACACATTAGATTTTTTGGGGGGCTTACTTAGTAGTACAGGACACTACTGCGTATTCGCCGCTCGCAAAGCAGACAACACCCGCATACAGAAGTTTTACGACACCCTAGAAGAAGTGGAACGAGCATCTCAGAAGTTTGATGCAGACGGGTTTGACGTATACTTCGCTTTGAGCACATTCAAAGAGGCGACGAAAGACGCAGGGCGCAAAGGCCCAAACGCACACGAGCTGAAGTCCCTATTCATCGACTTGGACTGTGGCCCGTTGAAGGAATACCCTTCGCAGAAGATGGCGATAGACGCACTA